TATTGTTAACTGAAAATATAATTGATGCAAGTCAATTAACATTTGATTATAGTGTAAAAAATAGTAAAATATCATATGGTTTTACTAAACATTATGATTTTAATTTAACTACTACTTTATATAAAGGAGATTTTGTAATTCCAACCGAAGATAATTACAACAAAGGATATTTCACTCGTTATGTTGTACAATTAAAACTTTCTAAAAATCCATATATAGTAGAGTTAAGTAAAAATAATTATGATGCTTTATTACAAGATATAGTATCTCTTAGATCATATAATACTGTTACATTATTATGGAAACTAACAGGTCCAACAAATGATATCTATAATAATAATATAAGAACAACTTCAGGTATTAAAGACACTAATTTACGTTCGTTACAACAAGCTGAAAAAACAATTCCCGGTGTATCTACTATCTTTACAGATCCATTGCAATTTGCTCGAGTAACAAAATAAGTTTGGCTTGCTAAACTATTTAACCTATATTTAGGTTATAATTAAGGTTATGTATTACATTGTTGAAACAAAAGAACAACTAGATTATTTATCGCAACATAAGACTGATAATTGTTTTGTAAGTGTTATATCACAAAACGATAATTATCATCCCGCCTTAACTGAACCATGTTTAGTTTACTACCATAATGGAGAAAAGGGTTATATATTACCTGTTAATCATAGTGAAGCATTTAAATTAGATTGGGAAGTAATTAAACAGTTTATCACTAGTCATAAAGTAGTAAGAGTATTAGATAAGAAATATCATAGATACTTTTTACCAGGTGATAAATTATATGACGTAAACTTTATTGAGTATATAGATGAAACAGAACATGATACTAAAGTACATGTTGACTTTAATAGACAGAAATACTATTTAAAAGAAGTAAATTCACTTATACCTATTTCTAAACATTATGAAAAATGGGAGAACATATATAAGAAAGCAACTGAAAAACTTGTGTTTTCAAAATGGTATAAAGTAAATGAATTTTTAAATGGTCCATTTACTGAAGTATTTCATCAGATTGAGAAAAATGGTATAGGTATTGATCCACGTAAATTTAATAAACATTTTGAAACTACTTGGAAAGATAATTCGATTTACGGGAATACAGTATTTACTCAATATAATCTATATAATTTTACTACCCGCCCTTCAAACGCCTTTAATGGCGTTAATTTCGCCGCTTTACCTAAAGACCACGCACGTGAGTCATTTGAACCAAATAATCATGTATTTGTTGAGTTTGATTACAGCGCTTACCATCCGCGTATAATTGCTAAAATGATTGACTATGAATTTGCTGGTGATCCATATGATGAAGTACCTAAAGAAATTATGTTTCAGAACATATATGGTGGTATTAGAGATGAATATGCATGGTTCCCATTTTTTAGTAGACTAAATGAATGGTTAGATGAAGAATATGCAAAGTTTAAACTCAATATGGGACTATCAATAGCTGGTAATAACACTATATTACATCGCCATATTAGTGAACCAAATAAAAATAAAATATTAAGTTATTTAATCCAGTCATATGAAACATATTACAACACATTAACATTAGAACGTGTATTAAAATTATTAGAAGGTAAAAAAACTAAAATAGTATTATACACATACGATTCAATTTTGTTGGATGTAGAAAAATCAGAAATTAAAAAATTATTACCACTAATTAAACAAGAACTAGAAGCAGATGGTTTTCCAACTCGCATGAGTGTTGGCGAAAATTATGGCGCTTTAGTAAAAAAATAATATATTTATGGAATATAATATAACCATACAAGAATTGGCAAATAAGTTATTCGCAACTTTCACAAAGAAAGAGGACATAGAGAAAACAATAGAGACAATTACATCTCGATACACTATCTTATTCAATAAAATTTTTATTTTAGAATCAAAAGATAGCGATGAATTAATATGCACTTACAACATCGATCCAGGCAATTTAAGTACTATGTCAGTATTGCCAAATACAATTTTACTTCATCGTAAAAAAGAGTCAAATTCATTATATACAATTAATGCATTGAACACTTTAATTAAATCATTAAACAATGGTTACGCAGATCCAAATTATAAAGTAAATTGGAATGACTACAAGAATACCATTTTATTAACAAATGGTCCTGATTTAAGAAAATTAGAAACATCTATCTTTAAGATAGTTAATATTTAATATATTTAATATATTTATTACTGTAAATAAAAAAATGAAACTACTAGATATTTTAAAAGAGTCACAAACAAATGAAGCAGCTTCAACTGAGCAAGATAATAGACCTAAACTATACCGTATTCATAAACTTAGTACTGATGAATATTTTGGTGTGTTTAATGGCCCAAATGCTGAATTTGCAAAATTAAAAGCTTCTAAATATTATAAAAATGAAGAAATAGCTACATCAGAAGATTATGAAGCAGAACGAGTTACTAAACCACAATTAGATAAAGAACGTAAAGAACTTTTAAAACAATTAAAAAATAAAACTGAATATATATATTATGATTTACAACCATCTTAAATAAAAAACAAAATAATGAAACAGCCTATCAACGAAATTAAAAGAATGCAGCGTATTGCTGGTTTAATCACTGAAAGTGAATATCAAAAATCATTAGACGAAGCTTATTCAAACAAACGAGTTAATTACCGTGATGAAAAAACAGCAACTCCGGATGTTATTAATCATCTTTTTGACACTATCGATATAGTTCCTTTAGATAATGGAAATAAATTACAAATAACAACAACATACTATTACAGAGACCCAGGTGTAAAAGGTTATGATGTAAATAGTTTAAGTGAAGATAATCCAGATGTTAGTAAAGTTAGAGCAATTTTATTAGATCCAGCTGGTGGAAAATTATCAAGTAAAACGTTCACAGATCCGTTTTTAATAAAAATGAAAAAATCATATTTTATTCCTCAAATAGTCGCGTCATTTGAAAATAAATAAATAATAAAAATAAAAATAAATAAACAAACATGGCCTTCAGAAATGAAGGCTTTTGTTAACTTAGGTTTGGCCTCCGGCATCTCTGATGCTATATTTAAGTATACAATTTAAAAACAAACAGTTATAAAATGGACTTAAACGCAATCAAGCAGCGTATGCAATCGTTGCAAAACAAAAACAAAGGTGGCGGTGGTAAAGATGACCGCGCTAAAAATTTCTGGGTACCACCAGTTGGTAAATCAGTAATTCGTATTGTTCCGTCTAAATTCAACAAATCAAATCCATTCAAAGAAGTAATGTTCCATTATGGTATTGGAAACAAGACCATGTTATCATTAACTAACTTTGGTGAAAAGGATCCAATTGTTGAATTTGCTCAACAACTACGTAAAACTAGTGACAAGGAAAATTGGTCATTAGCTAAAAAAATTGAACCTAAAATGAGGGTATTTGTTCCTGTCATTGTACGTGGCGAAGAAGACAAAGGTGTTCGCATGTGGCAATTTGGTAAGGAAATGTATCTTGAATTATTAGGTATCGCCGAAGATGATGATATCGGTGATTACACAGATTTGATGGATGGTAGAGACTTAACAGTCGATACAGTTGGTCCTGAAGTAACAGGTACTAAGTTTAATAAATCATCAATTCGTATCAAACCAAAAACATCAGCATTATCAGATGATAATGAAGTGATTAAAAAATGGATTTCAGAACAACCAGACGTACTTTCATTATATAAGAAGTATGAGTTTGATGAAATGAAAACCATGTTAATGGAATGGTTAGAACCAAGTGAAGAAACTAGTGAAGAAGAAACTGAAGAAACAGTAACACCAGTAGTTGAAGCACCTAAAGCTAACTATGCCCTTAACACTAAGAAAAAAGGGTTTGATGAAAACGAATTTGATGACTTATTTAAAGACTAATTATGGCAAAATCCACTAAAAGTGTAAATGCAAGTGTTTCACAAGCAATTAAAGGAACATTTGATCTTGACAAGTTCAAGAAAACTAAGAAGTTAGACCAATCGTCTAACTTTAAAACGCAGAAGTGGATTCCATTTTCACCAGCGGTACAAGATGCGTTATCTATACCTGGTGTACCTATGGGACATATAACCATAGCTAGAGGTGGTTCTGATACAGGTAAAACAACATTAATGATTGAGACAGCAGTAGCTGCTCAGAAAATGGGAATTTTACCTGTATTCATTATCACTGAGATGAAATGGGATTTTACTCACGCTCAAAA